CTCTTGGTAACATCCGAGCTGTATCGTTCCGGTTCTTCTGCGTGATCGGTGCTTATGGTGATGTTGGACAGCTGCCTGAGACACCTCATATCGTCAATCAGCTGTGCGATCGTGCCATGAAGAAGGAACCGTTTATTGTCAATGGTACCAACTATAATACGTTTGATGGCACAACAGTTCGTGACTATCTGCATGTTGTTGATGTGTGCAGAGCTATGATTCACGCTGATAAATACCTTGAGACACAGGAACCGTGTCATCACAAGTTCAATCTCGGCACCAATATGGGCTACTCTGTCCGCCAGATGATTGATTGCTTCTCGAAGGCTTGTACTGATATTGAGGCTGTAGCAGGACCTCGCCGAGTCGGTGACCCACCGTTCCTTGTAGCAAATCCAAACAAGTTTATAAAGCAGACTGGCTTCAAGTATCAGTATGGTGCTGATGACCTTGATCTCATGATGAGGTCTGCGTGGGAGTATCGTAATGGCAGGTTTTGAAGAGAACGAGATTTCAGCTAAGTCTTCTGGTGGTACAGAGATGGTCAAGCGCGCTATTGCTGCGCGCATGCCTGAGGGACTAGCTGACGATTTCCAAGTTATTTGTTCTAGAGTTCGTAACATTCAGGAAGACAAGATCAGAGTCTATTGGCTCCACGATCTTCCTCAAGATCCTGAGACCAATCACCTCAAGGATCAAGCTAGCAGAGACAGGTTTCATAAGCTGGTGTTCTGCGGTAACTGGCAGTACAATCAATACCTGAATACGCTGGGTATTCCTCCTACCGATCAATGTGCTGTAATTGATACACCAATTGAGCCGATTGAGTACAAGGAAAAGTCAAAGGATGAAGTCAGACTCATCTACACCAGTACACCGCAGAGAGGACTGGCTCTTCTCGTACCAGTTTTCACCGAGCTTGCAAAGTACAGAAAGAACATCCATCTTGACGTCTTTTCCAGTTTCTCCATCTACGGATGGGGTAACGCAGACGAGCAGTACAGGCAACTGTTTGACATCTGCAAAAATCACCCGCAGATCACTTATCACGGGTTCGCACCTAACGAGCGAGTTAGGGAAGCTCAGCAGCAAGCTCATATCTTTGCTTATCCGTCGATCTGGCAGGAATGCAACTCCAGAGCATTGATTGAGGCTATGAGTGCTGGTGCTCTCTGCCTGCATCCTAACCTCGCTGGGCTGTCAGATACGTGTGGAAGTCTCACCTCGATGTATCAGTTTGAACAAGACCACAATGTGCATGCCAATAAGTTCTATCACTTGCTGGATCGTGCAATCTCAATTGTACACGAAGACGATACACAAAACTATCTGCGCTATGTAAAAACATACGCTGATAACAGATTTAACATTGTCAAGATTGCAAAACAGTGGGAAGATATGCTTACTGCGCTCAAAGCTCAGTACCACACGGTAGAGTCAAGAGGGCTTCCCAAGCAAATGTTTAGGTATAAGATTGGATGATTGTATCCTCTACGCCTCTCCGGATTAGCTTCTTTGGTGGTGGTTCTGACATTCCTCAGTACTACAACAAGAAGCCCGGAATGGTAATCTCTACTACTATCGACAAGAAGATTCAGATAGCTCTGAATGGTTGCCAACCCAATCACATCAGAGCTGTCTATTCTGAGATGGAAATTGTCAATGATGTAGAAAAGCTGAAGCACAACAGAATCAAAGAAGCCCTCAAGCGATTCAAGATTTCTAGTAACATAGAGATCTGCAGCTTTTCAGACGTCCCCACAAAGGGAACTGGTCTTGGTTCCTCTTCTACATTCACTGTTGGACTGCTGAAGGCCCTGTACAATTTCAAATACATTGCACACAGCAAGAGGGATCTTGCCGAGACTGCATGTGAGATTGAGATCGATCAATGCGGTGAACCAATTGGCAAGCAGGATCAGTATGCTGCAGCATATGGTGGATTCAATGTCATTCGCTTCGATTCGACTGGCGTTGAAGTCACACCGTTGAATGTTGGTGTTAGTACTCTTGGCCCTCTCAACGAGAACCTCGTATGCTACTCAACAGCAATCAACAGAAACACATCCGATATCCTTTCAGATCAAATTAAAAACATTGAGGGTGACGCCTCTGCGTTTGCAAACACGGGCAAGCTGGTTGATCTAGCTGAGCAAGCATTGAAGTATCTTCGTGCCAATCGCTTGAATGATTTTGGTGCGTTGTTGGATGAGGGGTGGAGGTACAAGAAGATGCTCTCCAGCAAAATCAGCAACGCTCACATCGATCAAATGTACGATACTGCTACTCGCGCAGGTGCTCTTGGTGGTAAGCTGCTTGGAGCAGGTGGTGGTGGTTACATGATGTTCTATGTGCCGGAACGATCAAGAGGCTCTGTGGCTCTTGCTATGAGGGACTACAAAAGGTTTCATTTTAAATTTACAGATCAAGGGAGCGTGGCTGTAGGTATATGAGAAGCTTTAGCGAATACTTCATGTCTGTTGGTCTTGCTGTTACCAAGGTCAACCTCGATACTCTAGAAGCTGCTTTCAAAGCAATTGATGGATGTAACACTCTCTACATCATGGGTAATGGTGGTTCAGCGGCAACTGCAGATCACTGGGTCTGTGACTACATGAAGGGCATTAACGAGGATACCGATGCCTCTATCCCATCTGCATCGGATGCTGTAAATGCTATCAGTCTAACCAGTAATGGTCCACTGATGACCGCTCTCGCAAATGATGTAGGTTATGACCACATCTTTGCCAGGCAGTTGGGCTACTATCGCTGTCAGCACCGTGACGTGGTACTGGCAATTTCTGCGAGCGGTAACTCATTGAACATCCTCAATGGCATCCAAAAGGCAAATGAGTTGGGTGCAACGACGATCGCACTTACTGGATTTAACGGTGGGCAGGCTTCGTTAATGTCTAAGATCAACGTCCATGTTCCATCAACCAACTACGGTGTGGTAGAAGATGTGCACATGATGATCCTGCATGCTATTTCACAACGGATCCGATACAGGGACGCACTGAATCCTGAGTCTTTAAAACTCTAAATAGAGGTTGACATCTCGTCAATCCAAGGTATTATACATATATGGTCACTTCAAATAATGTGATAACGTTTCCGTTGAAGAATTCCCGTGCTCCCATCACCATGGAGCAGGTTGAAGAAAACTTAGACCTAGTCCGCCAGATTCATATACAAGAGACACTGGAGCTGGTTGTTCCTAAAATGTTTGAAAGTTTTGCTGTGGCTGGCTTTGCTGCTGATGATGAGTCTAACGAGTATCTAAAGCACGGAGCGATGATTGTAGAAGCGGCAAGATCCTTTCTCTGTAAGATGTCGGACATGCACCACCCACTACAGTTGATTGCTGAAAACATGTTCGAACAAATTGATGATGAAGGTAATCTAGAAGTGTCTGACAAGATTAAAATTATCATAACCCCCAACGAAGGAAAGAGCTAAGGCTCGTACACAATGATCATCCTTGATCTCTCTCAGGTAATGCTGAGCAACATTATGATGCAACTTGGCAATCATACCAACGCTGAAATCGAAGAAGGTATGGTTCGCCACATGGTTCTGAACTCAATCAGATCCCACAAGACAAAGTTTGGTGCCGAGTATGGCGAGCTTGTTATTGCTTGCGATAATAAAAACTACTGGCGTCGACAGCTGTTCCCCTACTACAAGGCTAATCGTAAGAAGAACCAGGAGGCCTCTGAGGTCAACTGGAAGGCTATCTTTGAGTGTCTGAATAAGATTCGCGAGGAACTGAAGGTTGTTTTTCCCTACCGTGTAATTGACGTAGAGTGTGCAGAGGCTGATGACATCATTGGTACTCTCTGCCGCGAGTTTGGTGACTACCAGAAGATTCTGATTCTGTCTGGTGACAAGGACTTCATTCAGCTGCAGCGCTACATCAACGTGCGCCAGTATGACCCTGTCCGCAAGAAGAACATCACCCACAATGATCCCGACAAGTTTCTGTTTGAGCACATCCTCAAGGGTGACGCTGGTGACGGGATTCCTAACATCCTGTCGAACGACAACTGCTTGGTTGTTGGCGAGCGTCAGCGCCCATTGACTCAGAAGAAGATCGATGCCTTTGTTGAGCTTGCTATTGCTAACAAGCAGGATCATCCTGCCTTCCGCAACTTCAAGCGTAATGAGCAGCTCATTGACTTAACTAAGATTCCTAGTAACATTGCTGCACAGATCCTGGAAAGTTACTACGAGCAAGAGGGCAAGAAGCCCAATAAGCTGATGGACTACTTTATCGCTAACAAGCTGAGAAATCTTATGGAAAACGTTGGAGAGTTTGTATGAAGATAGGTGTTGCTGAAATTCTAAAGAAGGCATCAGAGATTAAGGATGATGCTGCTCGAGTGGAGTGGCTTCGTGTAA